CCAACACGGAAGAAGTATGGGAAGACCGCATTCTCGTGGGAAAAGAAGAACGTCGTTTTATCTCAAAGACTACCGCTTATTCCGAAATCGTGCTTAAAGGCCGAGATTGGAACGACTACACAGACGAAGAGCGGGAGTCCGAGATAGACTTCTCCGAGGACGAAGAGGATTTCTTCCAGCACAAAAATGAGAACGCTTCCCACAGGCCCAGGGTCACTTTCAACGTCGTGCCCTCTCCCACTAACGTGGTTGAGATCATGACCCAGAAAGCGCCCAAAGCCAAGGTGAAGTCCAAAGCTCCTAAAGCAAGACCCACCGCCCATTCGTCTAAGACGGATTTTCGGGCGGGGGTCAGGGGAGCCCCGGAAAGTTCTCAGAACAAGAAAACGCCTTCTATTCATTCCGCACAGAACCCACGCCCATCGGCGGAGGAGCACTGGACATCGGAATGTACAGGCAGCATCTCAACAAGGCGCCCGCCCCTGCGGACGTCGACCCTGACATCGCTGCCGCCTATGGCGAATTCCCCGGTCTCGAAAACTGGGAAAACGCGAACCAGACCACGACCGCGGCGCTCGAAAGCTTTACGAAGCAAACAGCCCGCATCGTCGAAGGTGCGCAACCCTCGAAAGAAGAATTAGACATGCTCGCAGCTAAGCTGCTTGAGCTTTACCCCAAGACCTCGCCCCCAAAAGGGTTTGACGGAAACGGGGTCAACGAGACAGTCATGAAAGACCGTGTCGCCTTCTTTTCACGCCAAGTGGTCAGGAGTTCCAAACCAGGAATCCCTTACCATTCCGATTACACGGACAACGGCGTTTTCGTAGACCAGGGCCTGGAAACCCTCACTAAACTTGTCCTTGACAGACTCAAACTGTTGTGCCACATGCCTGCAGGCCTCACAGCCACGCAGATTGTCGCCGGCGGCTATGCCGACCCAGTCAGAGTCTTTGTCAAGAACGAGCCACATTCACAGAAGAAAGTCAAACAAGGGCGCTGGCGCCTCATTTTCGCCGTCTCACTCGTTGACCAGGTCATTGAGCGCATCATGTGCTCAGCCCAGAACAACGCGGAGATAGACGGCTGGAAGAGGTGCCCCTCAGCACCAGGACTGAGCCTCCAATCCGATGAAAACCTTAAAGACCTACACGACCACGTAGTGCGACTCGCCGGGGGAAAACCCCTGGCTGAGGCCGACGTGACCGGGTGGGACTGGTCAGTCCAGGAATGGGAGCTCGTCTTTGACGGCGAAATACGCATCCGCCTAGGCGGCATGCAAGGATTCGCCGCCCGAGTCATGAGAGCCAGAGTGCTCTGCGCCTCCAGATCAGTGTATTGCATGCCAGATGGCAGATTGCTAGTGCACAAGAACGGAGGAGTGCAGATCTCAGGATCCTATAACACCTCGTCAACCAACTCCCGCTTGCGCGTCGCCATTGCGTTCCTATCAGGAGCTCTTGGGCTTTCGCCATGGGAGATGATTGCCTTGAGGAGTACCAGGATGACGCCCCTACGAAGTATGCTGCTTTAGGGCATCCTCTCAAGATGTACATGAAGAAGGACCCGGGAGCCTCCTTTGAGTTTTGTTCGACCAACTTCTCAC